AGTGGTAGGGAGTGTAATGTTACGTAATGTTACGCAATGTTACGTCCTATGGGCTGGTAAGTGTTTGATAAATAAGCAATGTTGCATTATTACGTTTTTGACGGAATTGAGAGGGTCAGCGTGGGAGTGTGTGGGAAAGGTAACATTAGTTCTGTGTAACGAGATTTTCTGCAAGTAGACCCTCTCAATCTACCCCGTATATATATTTTCTTAAAAACGTAACATTACAGATAAATATATAAATATAGTCTTTTTTCTATAGTGCAATAATCCTAGTTAGTCTCAGATACCATTAGATACAACTAGGGTAATGTTACGTTTTGCCTCTCAAAAACGTAACATTAGGGTAACATTACGCGACAAACGTAACATTAGGTCTGCCGAAAACGTAACATTGCAGAATGAGAAAGTTATAGGAGCCTATAACTTGTTATGCGCAACACGCAACGCTACGTTAGGAACTGGCTTCGCAGCGCCCATGCCATGTGACGCAACGCTACGTTAGGAACTGGCTTCAAAAATTTGAGGCAAAAAAAAGCCCCTCCGAGGAGGGGCCGTTGGTTAGGGTTGGTTGGTTAGGACAGGCTGGCTCTGAATGCCGCCAGAAGATCCATCGATACTTTGACCGATTTGATGTCCGGCTGATCAGCCGCAACGATTTGCTTTTCCATCGTGTCGCACATTGGGATCAACTTCTGGCTTAACGTCTTCGCCTTTCGCGCAGTATCGCGTGGCTCGGCCTGTAACTTTTTCAGTGCCTTATATAGATCACCGCACCGTGCGCCGATCTTTTGCTGCGCCAGTTTGCGCTGGGCCTTCTGGGCGTCGTTCAACCCCGCCATCTCGGCGCGGGTATAGTCGAGCAATTTGCGCTCGGTCGCGTTGAACGATGCGACTATCGCCTGCTTCACTTCCGTGAACATGTCCGGCGATGCGCATTCGGACGCCTTAAACGCGGTGTAAGGTAGGCCGGTCTTCGATAGCTTGGCTACCAGTGAATCGCCCTTGTTGGCATTGCTGCCGATGGCCGTGATCAGTGCGCCCTGTTCGTTGCTGATATGTAGATATGACATAACGTTTTTTCTCTTTTGTTGTGTTGAATCGGTATTGACTCAACTGGTACCCAGTGTAGCAGATAACAGGTTATGCGCAAGTATCTGGTGGTTTCTGGTGGTTTCTGGTGGTTTGTTATAGGATCCTATAACTTTCTAACCCCACCCCACCCCGACCCCCCGCTGTCACGAAGCAGTACAGTGGCAGCTATGTATTACTAATACGCTCAAATAATCCCTATCTCCCTGAATTTGCCCGCCTTTCTTGAGGCCGTTCCCTACTAATCTCCACACAGGAAACCCCCCACCCCAAAAATAAAAGTCCCCCCGAAAAAATTTTTTGTACAGTTTTTTAGATTTTGGGCTTGAAACGTACCTTGTCCTTTTTGCCGCAAACCCACGTTTCTAAAGGGCTGTGCGGTTATTCGGGTTATTCAGACCCCCCGGCACACCCGGCACGTAGATACTTGTATGTAACTTGTTTTGAGGGTTAGTGGTTTGGTCTTTTCATTTGTTTGTCTCCTGTGGTTTTTGGTGTATATTCGCGCCAACGACTTATAGTCTGCGTACAATCTATGACCTTATTTGTAGAACCTGAAATCGGTGTACCCCTTGCGGACGACGTGCCTAATGTCGATCTGAAGGAACGTGCGGAAGCTGCGTGCAATACGGCGCTGAAACTATCCGAACATGGTTTAGACTTGGAACCCACTGGAGAAGATGAAGACACTGCTGCGAGGTTGGCTTTGGCGTACGCTGATGACCCTGAAAAAACTTCTAAAAAGGTTACTGCGAAGAAGGCGGCGAAACTTACGCCTGCATCTATTGTACTTACGAACAATATCCTCCAAGAGTTCGGGCACTCCGTTGCAGAAAGCGCAACCCAGATCCGGTACCTAGTTACTAATAAGCTGCTGCTAGAGTCAGAAAACGACGACCCACGCATACGGATTCGAGCTTTGGAACTTCTAGGTAAAATCTCAGACGTAGGACTCTTCGCGGAAAAGACAGAAGTTACTGTTACGCACCAGTCTACGGATGATCTACGTAACAAGTTACGAGGTAAGCTGGAGAAGTTGGTCGAGCCGGTACTGTCAGCAGATATAGAGGACGCTGACTACGAAGACATCGTGCTAAATGGCGAGGTACTGAATTTGGATGAAGAACTTGGCCTAGCGGTAGATGAGGTGGTTGAAGACGAAGGGGGCGAAGAAACCTACGATGATTGAGGCCGTTCCCGATTTTACCGAGGAAGAAGTCCAGAATATGCTGGACAATCTCGATGCGTTCTCTGATGAGGAAGTTGTTGAGATCAACCGCATCGTAGACGAGCTTGCCATAAGAAAAACGAACGCTGCTGCCTACGACGACCTAATAGAATTCTGTCGGATGATGATGCCTGACTTCATTGTAGGTAAACATCACCGGATTTTGGCGAATATGCTGATGGCGATTGAGTCAGGGGACAAGGATCGCATCTGTGTGAACATCCCACCGCGTCACGGCAAGTCTCAGCTTGTCTCTATCTTCTTTCCAGCGTGGTTTTTAGGGCGAAATCCGAACAAAAAGGTGATGATGGTGTCGCACACCACTGATTTGGCAGTGGATTTTGGCCGAAAAGTGCGAAATTTGATCTCCACAGACGCCTACCAGTCTATTTTCTCCACGGTACAGCTTGCCAGTGACTCAAAATCGGCTGGTAGGTGGAACACTAACGTGGGTGGTGAGTATTATGCGTGCGGTATTGGTTCTGCACTGGCTGGTCGTGGTGCAGATCTGCTGTTAGTGGACGACCCACACTCGGAACAGGACGTAATTAACGGCAATTTCTCTGTTTTTGAGAAGGCGTACGAGTGGTTTACCTTCGGTGCACGGACTCGTCTGATGCCGGGGGGCCGTGTTGCAATAATTCAAACCCGATGGCACATGGATGACCTGACGGGGCGTGTGACACGCGACATGGCGAAGAATGAGCGGGCGGATGAGTACGAGATCGTCGAATTCCCAGCCATACTGGAGATTGAGGACGAGGAGACGGAGGAGATCGTCGAGAAACCGCTGTGGCCTGAGTTCTTCGACCTAGAGGCGCTGCTGCGGACTAAGGCGTCCATGCCTACATTCCAGTGGAACGCGCAGTACCAGCAGACACCCACGGCGGAAGAGGCTGCGCTGGTCAAGCGGGAGTGGTGGAACTTGTGGGAGCAGGAACGGCCTCCGAATTGTGAGTACATAATAATGTCACTGGACGCAGCGGCAGAGAAACACAACCGTGCTGACTTCACGGCGTTGACTACGTGGGGTGTGTTCCTGTACGAAGAGACGGGGGCGTACAACATCATCCTGCTCAACAGCATCAAGCAGCGGATGGAGTTCCCAGAGCTGAAAGAGTTGGCGCTGGAGGAGTATAGCGAGTGGGAACCTGATGCGTTCATCGTGGAGAAGAAGTCATCGGGTACGGCGCTGTACCAAGAGATGCGCCGGATGGGGCTGCCAGTATCAGAGTATACGCCTCACAGGGGATCAGGTGATAAGTTAGCACGTCTTAACTCAGTATCTGATATTGTAGCGTCTGGTTTGGTGTGGGTACCTCCCACACGGTGGGCGGAAGAGGTAGTTGAGGAGATTGCCGGATTTCCGTTTATGAGCCATGATGACTTAGTTGACTCCACGGTCATGGCTCTCATGCGTTTCAGGCAGGGTGGTTTTATACGCCTACCGACAGATGAGCCTGAAGAACAAAGATACTTTAAGTCGCGGCGGGGCGGGTTTTACTAATGGCACTAATACCGGAACTAAAAGAACACATATCCAAGGGATCTCCCGAGTCTAAGGGCGTGCTTACTAAGGCAGCAAACAAGATGTCTGAAGCACAGCAGAGGGATTTTCTTGCGTCCCTTCAACTTGGCGATGCAGAGTTTCAGCTAGCCGTCGCCCCGTATATGCCGAAAGGCTCAACGATTGATCCATCTCGCGCTAGGTTAAAGGCGTTCCCAGAAGAAGCGGGTGTTGGCCCGGAAGGGGCTGGCATAAAAGGTATGTCTACGGGCAACATTAAAGACCCTGAAAACCCGAACCTTCGGCAGAGATATAAGGGTTACGAGCTAGAGGTTGAGCCTAACACGGTGACAGCACTAGAAGCAGTGAACGCAAACCCGCGTGTTTTTGCTCACGAATACAGGCACTTTGAAGGCACTGATGCGAATATGGAGAGGCTAAACCGAGTCCAAGACATTATGACATCACAAAACAGAGACGACCTTGCAGAGAACGTACGTTTATTGGCGGACTTACTTCATACCGAGGCGGCGTTTGGCCTATCTTCGGAAGATGATGACCCCGCCCGATATGCAGCAATGTACAATGCTGCGCGTGAAGCGACGGATGAAGAGCTTGCTGGATATACCGAAGAGTTGTTACAGCACCCGAATGTACTTCGTTTTATGAAGCACGGTAGCTTCAAAAGACGCTATCCTAATATGGCGCGAGGGAACTACTTTGACCGTACAGTTGAGATGCCTGAAGGGTTCCGTGCAGGCGGACGCACAAGACTAATTTAGAGATACATTATGGCTATTGAGAAAGGTTTATACGCAGCACCCGAAGGCATTGATGACGAGCTAGATATGGAAGGTGAGTCTGCTCTGGAGATTGAAATTGTAGACCCAGAGATGGTCACACTGGATGACGGTAGTGTAGAGATCACAATCATCCCCGACGCTAACATCTCAGACATCACATCGTTCGACGCCAACATTGCGGACTTCTTAGACGACGGACAACTTAACGAGTTAGCTGATGATCTGGTAGGTCTAGTGGATGCTGACATCGACAGTCGTAAGGACTGGGCTGATACGTTTGTTAAGGGTCTGGACGTGCTGGGCTTCAAGTATGAAGAGCGTACCGATCCGTGGGAAGGCGCGTGCGGCGTGTACTCTACAGTCCTCGCTGAAGCTGCTATCCGCTTCCAAGCCGAAACAATGTCTGAGACGTTCCCAGCCGCTGGCCCTGTACGGGTCAAGATTATCGGTGTGGAAGATAAGGACAAGGAAGAGGCAGCAAACCGCGTAAAAGCGGATATGAACTACGAACTCACCGAGCGTATGGTGGAGTACAGACCCGAGCACGAGCGACTCCTGTACAGTCTTGGGCTGGCTGGCAGCGCGTTCAAGAAGGTCTATTTTGACCCGAATCTGGGCCGACAGGTCGCTATCTACATCCCTGCTGAAGACGTGGTCGTGCCTTACGGTGCCTCACACATTGAGACAGCAGAACGTGTTACGCACATCATGCGTAAGACTAAGAACGAACTGAGACGACTACAGGCAGGTGGGTTCTACCGAGATGTAGAGTTAGGTGAGCCACAGCCGTACCACACCGACATTGAGAAGCGTAAGGCTGAAGAAGGTGG